TGCATGTCCTCTGCGCGCGACTGCTGCTTGTCTGCCAGGCCAGCGGCGTCGGTCTGCGCCTTCTGCACAGCCTTTTGCTGCTCCAGTTGCAAGCGCTGCTGGTCGGTCTGAGCGCGCTGCTGCAGGGCCAGTTGCTGCACCTGCGCATTGAGCTGCGCAATCTGCATGCTGTTGTCCTGCGGCATCTGGGGCGGCTGGGGTGCGAACTGCTGCGCCATCTCGTCGATCTTGGCCAGCTCCTGCGCAAACTGCGCCAGCTGCTGCTCGATGATTTGCTGTACGCGCACGATGACCTTGACCTGCTGCTCAGAGTCGCTTGTGATCAGCTGCTCACGCTCGGCGCGCTGCACAGCCTCGTGCGCTTGCGTCAGGTAGAAGTTGAGCAGGTGGTCGCGCAGGTGTTGAGCCATCGGGTACAGGTAGCTTTTGACGATCGACGGGTTCATGCCAAACACCGGCGACTTCAAGAACGCCAAGTGCGTCTGAATGTGCGCCACGTGGTCCTGCTTGGGCAGAACATAAACCGGGCGGCCCATCGAGGCGGCCACGTTCTCGCTGACCGGATCGACGTCGTCTTGGCCGGGCTGAGGCTGCAACACATCTTCTGGGTTGAGCTTCAGGTTGCGCAGGAACATCTCCTCGACCTTGCGCATGTCGTACATCTGCGGCAACGTGGCAGCGCGGGACTGCACGGCTTGCACCTGAGCAAAGCGCTGAGCCTCACTGAAGATGGCCGGGTCTGACACGGGCACAACGTCCATCGGGCCGTCAAAGTCCTCGGGCTTCACATCCAGGCCGTTTTCCATGGCCTCGATGTCTTCTTCCGTCAGGTACGCGCTGTTGATGCGGTGCAAGATGCCAAACACGCGGGCCATGCTGTTGTGCAAGCGCGAGTGGATGGAGCTGAACACCACCATACCCTGCTCGATGAGCGCCAGGGTTGTGCCAACCGGGGCGTTGGGGTTTTGGTCGGACAGCTTCTCAAACGAGGTCTGCACCACGCCCTTGCCAGCGTCAACCAAGAAGCCAAGCAACTGGAACAGCGTGGGGCTTGGGCCGTTGAACGGCAGGGCCATGGCCAGCTTGCGAATGTCGTCGACCAGAGCGCCGCCCTCGATCTCGACCACCTCGGTCGGCTGCACGTTGATCGTCTGGCCGCCAGGCCCGCCCTTGAGTTTCAAGAGCGTCGGGATGTTTTGGATGTGAGCTGAGTCCAGCAACGCACGCAGCGCACCGGTGGCCGCGCCCGACAAGCCGCCGATCATGTGGGTCAGGCCAATCGGGTACGCGCCGCGCCAAGGCACGAACGGGAACTCGACAATCCAGTCCAGCTCCTTGCGGCGTCTGTCCTCTGGCTCCCAGTTGCGGTACAGCGAGAGCGCCTTGCGTGTGGACTTGTCGATGCTGATGATGTACGGCTCCACGCCGTCACCAAAGTCCAGGTGGGTGTAAACCTCGAAGATGGTCCGCAGGCCATCCTCGTTGTAGCTGGTGTCCTCGCGGCCCTCGATCTTGTCGTTGGCAATCGTGGCCTTGCTGAACTCGACCTGATCGGGCGAGCCAATGTCCACCTCGGCGTACATGCCCGCCTTCATGCGGCGGTTGAACTCGAACTTGGTCACGTACTGCACGTGCGTCTTGCGCTCGGCAGAGTAAAAGTTGGTGGCCGCAAACGGCAGGTAGATGTCGTCGATGGCGATGAACTCAGCCGTCGGACGATTCCACTGCGGGGACCACATGAGCTTAAGGTACTGACCGCCGCCCAGAGGCAATTGCGTGGACAGCTGCTCCAGCTCGCCACGGAACTCGGGCATCTGCTGGGTTGTCTGCCAGTTCATGAAGTCCGACTTGCGGCGGGCTTTGTCCAGCTTCTCCGGATCCGCCGCGCCCTGAATCTTGGACTTGACTGGGCCGGAAGGCGGGAACACCTCCTTCATGAAGCGGGCGCTGAAATCGACGCAAGCCTCGACCAGCATCGGATGCACGACCTTGTTGGCCCCGGAGAACTGAGCGCCACCAGGGGCGTCGTCGCCGAGGCCCGTGCGGCGCAGGCCCTCTTCGTAGAGCTTGTCGCGCTTGGAGCGGGCTTCTTTGTCGCGCTCGATCTTGTCGAGCAGGTCAACAACAGCGTCGCTGAGCATGCTGCGATCGACCTCGTCGACGATGTTGGCGAAGTGAGCCTTCTTGTCGGCCACTTCGCGCTCGTTCTTCATCCGGACAACAGCGCCGCCGTCTTCGGTGTCCTCAACATCCATCTCGTCGTCGTCGGGCATGGAGACGGTTTCGCCTCGCTGCTCGTCGTCGCCTGGATTCTCGTCTTCGCCTTGGTTCAGGAGTTCGTCCGCCATTGTGTTCAGCCTGCGTTGAGTGCGTGGAGCTCGTCCACGATGGATCCGATTCTAGCCGGGTCGAAGTCGCCTGTGTGGAAATTCGCACCATCGACCAGACCGCCGGAGGCGAAGCCTTCGGGTGATGGGCCGCCCAAGAAGTCGCGCATCTCGTCTAGGCTCATGTAACGCTGGGCGTTTGGTGCTGAATCAACAGCGGTGTTGAAGTTGTCAATTGCCTGCTGAATGTTTCGCTCGGGTGAAACCTTACCGAGCGCGCGCAGCACAGCATTGGGGTCCTGAATGTCAATCAACCCAGCGTTTTGCAGGTCGCCCACCTTGCCAAAGTTCCCCGACCGCACAAAGTCCTGCACGGCTGGCAGGTAGTCTTCCTTCGGGGCCTTGTTGCCTTTGCCTTTGATCTGGACGATGTCCATGGGTGGCTCATCAAACAGGCCAAGGCGTTTCGCCATAACGTCGTACAAACCACTGGCCCTTAGTTGGCTTTCGATGTCCACCACGTTTGGATCGTTGGCCGCTGCAAAATACATCGGAGCCTCTTCGCTGGTCAGGTATTCGCGGACGGTTTGCTTGTCCAGCGTCTTTTTCTTTCCAGGCCGCACCTCAATCGTCACATGCGGCTGCCCCTTCTTGTCGCGCAGGCTGTAAATCTTGGACTTACCCTCGACCACGTCCGGGCAGTAGCCGCCGACGCAGTGGCCCATGGTCTCGCCTTCGTACTTGAGGGCGTCCTCCAACGCTTTGTAGGACTCGTCAATGTCGACGGTTTTTTTGCGATTGAAGTCGGTCATCATGTTGCGAACAAAGTCGTCAAACGCTTGCGTGCCTTCATCAAGGCCTTCATCGAACGCCATGTCCATGGCCGCATCACGCGCTTGCCTTTCATCGAAGCCAGGAGGCAAATCCATCTCAGGCCTTTCGACGCTGACTTTTTTACCGGTCTCTTTGGGCTGGCGCAGCTCCACCCATTTGAAACCCTGCTCGGGGTACTCCTTGACCACCTGCGTGGCTGGACCCATGGCCCGCGCCATGTCGGCCTCAGCTTTCTGAGCGGCACGCCAGTCGTTGATCTTGGCCACGCGCTCGACAGCCTGGGGCACAGTGACCTTTTCCAAGTCTTGATATTTCAGGCGCAGGTTTGCTGGCAGGCCGGACTCGGGGTTAACCGCGTTGCGCAGCTCGTCGACCAGGTGGCCAAAGCCGAGGTCGTCGGCCATACCTGACTGAGACGGCATGTAAACCGGCGTCTCGGGTGGAACCTTTGCCAGCCAAGGCATCTGCTCGGCGTATCCTTGCTGGAGCAGTTGACCAGCAGGCATCTGCCCAACCGTCAGATCGCTTGCGCCTTCCCAGCTTTTGGCTGCTGGACTTTGTGCGACAGCGGTCTGGCCTTCGCTCATAAAACGACCATGCAATTCTGGTCGGAAATTAAGCTGCTCAGGATCAACGTGCAAAACGCCCCACTCGGCCAGCGCACGCAGCGGGTCCTCGGGCGTTGCCATCTCGTTGCGGATGTACTTGGCCAGTTTGGTTTCGAGCCAGCGGTTCATGGCGTCCGATGGGGCCAGCATTTCAAGTTGACGGGCGTCAAGGTTCTCGCGGTTAATTGTTGCAGGATCAACACGAAGTCCAGCACCCATGTCGAAACGTGCCCGCATCGGCTCCACCGCCCGCTCAACGCTGCCCGCCAGCCAGTTGCCGCCCTTGGGCTTGACGACGTTCACGGGTGAACCAGCCATCAGGAAATCACGCCCAGCGCGCGACACCGCCGAAGGCAGCGCAGCAACGGCGCGCAGCGGGGAGCCTGGTCCGGTGTAGAAGCCGCCTCCGAGCTGGCC